CATAATAATAATAGTAGTATATATTGAGTGTAGGGGGGTATGAATAATAATAAAGTCCGAATTATTCATGTGTACAAACGAATTATTGGAATCACTAGAATAATACCCTCGCAATAGGTTGTTGTTGGGTTTTTGTTGTTGGATTGCGTGTAGTGAGTGGGCTTGAATTCTTTTCAGTATATAAAAGAACAGAATTAATAAAGGATATGATTGAAAATAAAATGAACATTATGGAAGAAATAGAAAATGGTAGTAAGTTACTCATCGTAAGGGATGCAGTACCTTATGGTAAGGTTGGTGTAGACATCATCTTGGACAATGGTGAGATACATCAAGGTGTGATTGACATACATGCTCATCGTGAATTATTACGTAAATCTAGTATCCGATTATACCGAGAGGCATTAGATGCCATAGCAGATTACTACGGACTGATAACGCTCATGGAATCTTTAGACGACCCATTGGTAATGAACATCATGGAAGAAATAGAAAGTGGTAGTAAGATACTCATTGTAAGGGATGCAGTACCAGTGGGTAAGATTGGTATAGACATCATCTTGGACAATGGTGAGATACACAAAGGTGTGATTGACATACGTACTCATCGTGAATTACTGATAACGCTCATGGAATCTTTAGACGACCCATTGGTGGTGACAGAATGAGTGATGAAGGGTTGAGAATAATAACTCCCGAAGATATTGTCTTTAATGCTTCTGAATTTACTCACGCATTACGTAAATCTAGTATCCGATTATACCGAGAGGCATTAGATGCCATAGCAGATTACTACGGAAGACTAGGTACATGGGAACATGATGATGATGGGAACATGGTTTTAACGAGGGATGTAGAATGAATTGGAATGAAGCAGAAGAATTGATGAAGACGGCGAGAAACAAGAAAAAGGGTAAGCCTATTGGAAACAACACACGGTTGTACTTCACTACTGCCGAAGAAATTAAAGGAACGCGTGGATGGAATCATAATCTTACATATTCTTTTGAAAAGAGTAAAACGGATGCCTTTCCATACTACACAATACGCCTACATGGTAATAGAATCATAGACATATACGAGGACAGAATCTTGCCATCAGACGGTGGTTGGCAATCAGTTACTACCAAAGCACGATTGAATGAATACTTACCAAGAGGATTCCGTGTATTCCAAAAGAATTGGGAATGGTACTTAGAAGATACATATGCAAATACATCCTTTCCCTTTGGTGATGTGTATTATATATCTACAAAAGACATCGTATCATTCGTCAATGGAGAGTGGTCATCAAAGGTGATGTTGTATAGCACACATCCAAAATACCCTGAAGTGTATGGAAATGCCCTATTTGGGATGTTAGATGATGAAGAGGAAGGTGAAGATGAATGACAGAGACAAAGCAGATATATGAATATGAAGAGAAGACTGATGAAGATGGTTATGGGTACAGGGAGTTGTATATAGTACGTAAGGGTGGTAATAATAATTTCAATGACATAACATTACACGTTTGTAGGACAGGTAAGAAAGAACAATACTACACATTGTATTATGAAGGAGTAGTTTATAATGGAAGGGGTGCGGCACAGTTCCAATACTTTGTGCAAAACCTATCACATAAAGCAGACGATGCAACAGAAAAAGCATTCGCAAGGGCAAGAGAACTTGCAGATTCAGGCGTATGGTTGAACGTAAGAGTAGAGCATCACGAAGAACCTAGACCTGTCTATACTAAGTACGAAGCATTCGGTTTGACATTTAATCTATCGAACAAGAAGAATAAGAAAGGGAACAAAACATGGTATGCTACACCTAACCAAGAGTTTTGGGATTTGTGGAATAAAGATAAGGCCGCCATAAAAAAGGATGGGTATAGATGTTTTAAGACTGATGATGGTGATTGGTTAGTGCTTAGAGAAGGATTAGTAATAAAGAGTATGAAAGATATAATGGAGATAATATAAAATGAAAACAGTATATAAAAGAACAATAAAGAAAGGAGATGAATAAAATGAGAAGAAGAAAATATAATAGTAAGAATGATGACAGATATTTACCTGCTAATGAAGAAGCAAGGATAAGAAGTAAGAGTAAGTGGAATAAAATCGACAGGGCTAAGATAGAAAAGTGGGGTAGAGATTCACAATTGAAGTATGAATATCTCATGAATCAACAAGCGGCTAAAGCACAGATTGATTACTTGATTAGACAATTGAAAATACATGGTAAGAATGGTAATATGTTCAATACTTACGATGAGTTACTAGAAAAATTAGAACAAGCACAAAAGATTGCTTGGCCTACAAAGGAGATGAAATAATATGGATAAAAGAATGACGATAGAGGAAATAAAGAAGAAAGATTGGTTACATTGTAATGTAACAGAAGAATGTAGTGAGAAAACTGTGGACTATGATGAAGATGCAAATGATTTCTTTTGTGAACAGTGTGGTTCTCAATGGATAGTCATGGGCCATACAGACGAAGAAAAGAAAGCGATGAGAGAATCAATAGCAAAACAGATAAGGGAGATGAAATAATATGACGATGAGTATACAACAGAAGAAACAATATGCAAAGATGAAGAGAGAAACTGCTAACGATGAGTGGTTTCAGAAACTAGAGGGTGCGATACAGGGTGAGAAGTTGGCTTGGCGTAAGCATTGGAAGGGTGGTAAGAGTAGTATGCCATCCAATCTAGTGTCTAAGAAATCATATCGTGGTGGTAATCTAGTCATGCTTTGGATTGAAGCGATGACTAATGGTTGGACTGACCTACGGTTTGCTACACGTAAGCAGTTGATGGCTAAGAAAATGTCAATCAAAGGCTTGAAGAATGGTACAGGTGTAAGCATCAAGTGGTTCAATACTACTAAGTACACTAAGAAGAATGATGAGGGTGAGGAAGAAGAACACTACGGTCGTACACTTAGATACTATGAAGTGTTTTGTGTTGAACAATGTGAGGACTACGTAGCACCCGTTGTTGAGAATGCTGAAGAGATTGTACCTGTGTCAGAAATGATGGAACACATGGATGAATACGTAGCATCGCAAGTCAATCTTGATTACTCAAGAGGTGGCGACAGAGCATACTATACACCAGTACACGATAAGATTGTACTACCACCACATGAGTCATTCACTGACAGCATGGGTGAAGTGATGACTGCTATACATGAGGCAGTTCACTCCACTGGATATGCAACAAGACTAAATAGAAATCTCAAGTCTCACTTTGGTTCGGCGGAGTATGCCTACGAGGAATTGATTGCTGAACTTGGTTCATTGATTGTTACACTCACTCTTGGTGGTGAGTTCAAGCCTGACTTGGTGGCCGAAGAGAATGCTAACAACGTAGCATACTTACAGTCATGGCTCAAGGCTTGCAAAGATAAAGACAAAGCATTGAACAAAGCGTTTGGTGATGCACAGAAAGCGGCTGACTACATACTGTCAGCGATACTAGGGGGCGAGGAAGAATGAGAGGATTAACACAAAATGAAATACAAAGAAGAATGTTAGCAAACGTAACGAAAGCCATGTGGGATGATTACCGTAGTGTACAGGAGTCAGGTACAATGAATATGTTTGGACATTGGTATGCACCTGAAATCATATCGAGGTTCGATGACTTGCTTGATTGGTTTGAGACTGAAGGTAACACTGATGACTATGACCCTGTTGCTATGAAAGCGATAGTTGAATTGCGTAAGAAGAAAGCAAGAAGAGTAGCATTACGTGAAGAGTTGGCTAGGTTAGATGCTGAATTAGGAGGCGAGGAAGAATGAGTGATGTAGTAAAGACAAGAGAAATGATGGTGAACGCATTGATAGAGACAGACATCGCTTTAATAGAAAACTCTTATACTTACGGCGACCGTGAGTTTCTTTGGGCTATTCTATCAGGTGATGGTTGGATTCCATACAATCAATTAACTGATGAGCAAGTGAGGGAAATGTACGCTGAAGCGTTTGATATGGGGGAAGAAGAATGAGTTCAGTACCATTTGTAGATGCGTATGTTCAACACCATAAATATTGGAAAGAGAAAAGTAAACATGGTGATGAAGTAATAAGAGTACAGTATCTATTGACACGTAGAAGATGGGAAGAAGATTGTTTTACAGTGGATGCTAAGTATGGTAAAGAAAGTATGTTTCCAAATGCCACAGTAAGTAAAGCCGAAGCAATTAGAAGGGTAGAAGAATGTGAAGTGGACGCATACCATACGAGTTATTTGAAAGATACAAAACCAAAAGTCGCAGGTATAATATATACATACAAATGTCGTAACACAGGTAACGTCTACACTGACCTACCAATAGATACTGAACATAATGTAGGTGATTTCCGTTGGCATTACACTGAAAAGTGTGAAGGTAGATATCAAGATGATGATGTGAACAAGGTTTGTCGTCCATGTAGACAAGCAGAAGCAAAAGGACATAGACTGCTGACAGATAAAGAGTTACACGATTTGAACGAGAGAGGATGGTAATCATATGAGTGAAGTAGATGTATTTCCAATAGTTCTTGTTGGTGTTGCGTTTTTGTGGTCGCTTGGCAACCTAGTATATGAATGTGTAAGGAGTAGATTAGCATGAATCGTAGGGTATTAAGACGTAGAACAATAGAAGCAGAACGATATAACAGGATGTATAGAAAATGGAATAACCCTAGTATCTCCATAGATTTAGAATCAGATTGGGATAGGAATAATCCATACCATGCTAACATACATACGATATTAAAAAATGGAATAGAGTTTCCTGATTATCAATGGGATAATGAAGCAAAAGTAAGATGTCTTAAAGATGACAAGATTACAATCGCTAAGGCAATTGATTTACTAGAGAATGCTTACAAGCGTAAAGAGTATTACAATTTAGGTATAACAGAATCTTACTTGTGCGATGACTTACATGATTATTTATATGATGCACCTGAAGGTGTTGAAAAAGTTGTAGTTCCTTTGGGTGTGCGTATGGTTAAGGATGCCATACACATGAGAATGAATAAGGATGATGTTGCTAGAGGTATAGTAAGTGGTATGAGTGGTAGAAGATGGAAGGCTGAATCACTTGAGTGGTCAGTGCCATTGAGTTCATGTATGGAATTACTTTCGCTTCTTGATGAACATAGTGAGTGTGCTAACATGGCTACTTCAATCAGAGAGTTACCTCAAGTTGCTTCATACCTAGAAGGCAAGGTTGAAAGAATAGCAATTAGTGGTGCAGTATCTTTAGAAGATGATGAAACACTAGAAGACATGAAGAGTAGACTAGCAGTACAGTTTAATCCCGATTTAGAATTGTTCGGCTTTCAGTATGTAGGTGTGAGATATGCTGAACTATCGGGTGGTCGTTGTTTAATTGCTGATGACATGGGTGTTGGTAAAACGATACAAGCCATAGCGTATGCAGCACTTCATCCTGAACATTGGCCTGTGCTTGTTGTTGTACCACTTATCGTAGAACAAAATTGGAAGAAAGAAATACTACGTTGGGTTAAAGATGCAACGGTGCAAGTAGTTGAAAGGGGTGATGATGAACTGGAAGACGTAGACTTTACAGTAATCACCTACGCTAAGATGGCTAAACAAGAGAGCAACATACTCAAACGTGGGTTTAATCTTGTTGTGTTTGATGAATGTGATAACATGAAGAACCCTAAAGCAAAAAGAACTATGTCTTGTTTGAAGGTTGGCGGTAGTGCTGAATCAATACTATGTATGTCAGGTACACCCATATCTAACAGACCTATTGATTTCTTTACTATACTACAAATGCTTAGACCTGCTGACTGGAGAGGTAGATGGCAAGATTATGTTTTAAGATATTGCGATGGTAGAAGACCTGAAGATAATCATGGTTTTTGGTATACTAAAGGTGCAAGTAATACACAGGAATTAAATGCTATGTGTAGAGACTTTATGATACGTAGACTAAAAACAGAAGTCTTACCACAGTTACCTAAGAAAGTAAGACAGTCATTTATTGTACAACCTAGTGAAGATGAGTTAGATGATTACATGGAGACACAAGCGTCATGGGTTTCACAATATGATATGTATAAAGCACACAAAGGTATGCCGAGAGGTTTTGTATTGAACATGATGACTGACTTAAGAAAACTGTGTGGACATTTAAAAGTAAACAGTGCGGTAAAGTACATAGAAGATTACAGGACTAATAATAATAACAAACCAATCATAGTTTATACGCACCACAAAGATGTGTTGGAGGATTGCATGAGTGAGTGTGTTGCATCGGGTATCAAAAGAGTAGCAAAGATAACAGGTGATACATTGTCTAAGAAGAGACAGGAAATTGTAGATGACTTTCAAGATGGTAATTTAGATATACTGTTTTGTTCTATAACTGCTGCCAATGCAGGTATTACTCTTACTGCCGCTGATACTGTTGTATTCTTAGAACGTGAGTGGGTATCAGGTTGGGAAGAACAAGCAGAAGATAGAGTGCTAAGGATAGGTGCTACTGGTGATACTTGTTGGGCTATCTATCTAACAGTTGATGGAACAATAGACCAACACTTCGACCGTGTGGTTGAGGAAAAGAGAAGAGTCATATCATCCATTCTTAATGGTACTGAAGAAGCAGTAAATAGGGGTGAGATAGTTGAACAGATACTACAAGGTATGGTAGAGTCAGGTCAAGTACCAGCGTCTATGCTAGATGATTACAGACAAGGTAAAGGAAATAACAAAGGGGCTAAGAAATATGAATGAGAGTATAAGCACACACGGTTTTTGTTTAGTAAATGGTGTACCGGATTATGATATGTTAAGACCATCTATGTGGCATTTAAAAAAATGGTTTGATAAAGGTGCATTTACTAGGTGGGGAGAACCTATTTTTCATTGTCGTGCTTTATATGAACATCCTAGACCACCACATGAAGGGTTACTTGGTATAATGAAAAAGAACAAAAGTAAAGCAAGAAGTATGGGTATAATATGGGTAAGTAACCATGAATATATAGCCATGCAGAATGAACGTTTACACAAATACTTACCTAAGAATTTAAAGAAATATATGGAGGAGATTAAATAATGAAGAAGGGAATCTATTAACACACGCACGTAACACATAACAAACTGGCGGGGGCTTAACGGCCCTCGCCTTTTTTTTTGGCTTGGCATTTGTACCCTATACGCACGTTCTTTATATACTGTTGAGAGATGATAGTCTCCATTTTCACGTACATATCAATGAATTTATGATTCAATAATAGCGTAGCGTATAGTCAAAATCATGAAGGGTTACGTGTATATTTCTTTTATATAATGTAATACGTACAATAAGAGTTATATTTTTTTGTTCAAACAAATTTCAGTATATAAAAGAACAGAACATAAAGAAACTATGTTGAATGACAATAAGAATGAAAAATGGATTGAAGTGGTAACAAAAAGAGATGGTATGGATTATGCTACTGCCATTAGATATAGTGATATAACTGCTATACAGATGAGAGTACTGGGAAGTAATCATCCAAAGGTTATAGATGTAGATATACATGTATCATCAGATACAATATTTACCACAGTTGTAACACCAACTGAAGCAAATGAAATGTGGAATGAGGTAATAGGAGTGAATGAAGAATGAGTGAAGATATAAGTGATAAGATAGAGAATGGTCAATGGGTAGAAGGCGAAAAAGTGGGATTTGAATGTCCTGATGGAAAGGTGCGTTTATTCTATTGTGGTGGTAGTGGCTACGGACAAAGATGTGGTGGTTGGGAACACGAAGAGACAGGACAAATATTCGCAATTGCCAATTGGGGAGACCGCAAGTGGAACAAAGATACTGTTGAGTATTTGCAATTGAGTAGTGCGATGAAACCTGAAACAACTGACGGCGATATTTTGAAAGTATACACAACGACTGAGTCTGGTCTGTGTAACCATCCCTATGGAGAACAAATGTTGTGGTGGTTTAAACAAAAAGATATTGATGTATCTAAATTGAAACCAATTAGTTTTACTTGGGAACATAATGTTGGAGTAAGTTACACGTTAGAGAATGGTCCACAGAAAGATAAAGCAGTTAAAGAACCAATCCCTGCATGTATACCTCGTGGTATGTTTTATGGTGTAACGAATAAGAAATATCTTGAGAACGATTGGGATTTGAAAGAAGATGCTCAAAGTGCTAAGATTTTGAAAGCAAGGTATGTTCTCGATTGGTCAAAATTGAATTTTGAAATGACATACGCACCATCAGGAGGTAACTAAGATGGGTAAAGCAGAAAGAGAAGGTTGGAATACTTGGCAAAGATATGTATCGGCAGGTGTAGTAGAAGAAACTTTACTATGGACAGATGACCCTATTCTAGTAGATAATACACTAGGTCGTATACAGGATAAATTGAGTAAGTGTTGGCCTATTGATGCAGCAGTGGCGTACACTCTTGCTAACCACGGAGAGCAAGCACAACTTACTTGGAAAGATATGGTAAATCAAAATACACGTATTGCAACAGTTATGATGACAGGTAAGGTAGGGTACGGTAATTTACCCAGTCCTCTTGTCGAATCATGTGGACATGATGAAGTATTTACTATTAAATATGAACTACCTCTTCCTTATCTATATGAAGGCAGAATTGCTTGGAAAAATAGTAGTCGCATCAGCAAATGGGAGTACTACGATGATGCACCTGATGTGGTTAAGAAAGCGTGTCATTTTAGATGTGATTCTCCCCAATTGACAAACGGGGACTTAACAAATTTGCCAAATTTCACTGCATACCTCATGAGAGAAGAATGTAAACCTCTATTACTATATCTAGCAGAAAAATTCGGTACAGACAAATTCAATATTAGTCATGAACTTATGAGTGACAACTATGCACTTTTGTCTTCAACTAGTTTTCTATGGGAGCGTACGAAAGGTGAGTGCGGTTACACAAGAGATGATGCTAACTATGGTAGTTGTGCCCATCACAATGAAGTAACTGCAACTGATTGGTACATGATTAGAGAAGAAAAAGACTCCGATGAAATGGATACTATTTGGTATAGGGGTAAGGGTCGTGTTGTTCACAGTGGTTGGAATCATGACCAATTTAAGCGTAGAAATATAACTGCTAGAAATACAGCACTAAGTCGCATAGTACCATTCAATAGAGTCAAACGTTCACTAGCACAAAGTGTACCTGATGAAGTAGTGATAAACGAAATCAAAGGTTCAATACAACGTATGAGAAATTGGGATGGTCGTAGGTTAGTAAATAAAACTGGTATAGGTAGGAGAGCATTACATGGTTGGTCTGACTGGTCTTGGCTTACAGAAGTATCAAGTTGGATTCAAGACACACGAAGTAAGAACAGAAATGAAAATGATACTGCATGTTCAGTTTGTTATGTAGCAGGTGAAACGGAAGAACACACAGACAAATCAATATGCAGATGTGGCGATGGTTGGAGATACACAAAGTATGACAAGAAGTCATCCTATGGTCATGAAATTGCTAAGTTCCAATGGACTCCCATAGAACCACAGCGAGTTTATGTTTTACTTGGGTACAACAATTGGGAGATACCGTATTTGTTTAAGGATATTGAACATGCAGCACGATTGAGGGCTTTTATACCACAGTTGATAGATAAAATGCCAACAGGTAGTGTTGCTAAACATAAGAGAACTTGGGATTTAACAACAGGTAGTGAAGTTCTTACTGACGTTGAAAAGGAAGATATAGGTGTAAGAATAGTACGAAGAGATTTAATTCTAAGTATGAAATGGGATAAAGACCCTGAAAATTTACCGACTGCTGTACAGGTAAAAGATATGCTTTTGTTTGGTAATCCAAGTGAAGTTAATGAGGCGGTAGACTTAGTCAAAGAAGGTTATCTAAAAAGACGTAGTGGTGCTGGTTACAGTGATGACAATGCTAAAACAATACATCCACATGAAATGAAAATAATAAATAGTGCAGATAATATAGTGGAGAGTGAATGAAATGGAAAAACAATATGATGAAATGAATTTTGAAGATATGTTCAAACAACTTGTTGAAGAAGTAAACGAAGTAGTGACAGATGATAAAAACACAGGTAGGACTTTACAAGAAACTACTACCAATGAACGTGTTTTTATGGTCAAGTCACAGAAGGCTAAATCCTTTTTGAATTACATAAAAGTAGTGAAGTCAGGTAAAGGTAAATACAAAGTACCACATACTGAATTAATCTTATTAGATGATGAATACGATGTTGTACTTAGTGCTTTTAATAGAATAGGTAGCGATGTTGCTTTCCTCAGAGCATGTCCTGAATTTGCTAGACACGGTGTGTTAGAATCTATTGAAGTAACAATCGATAATTTAGAAGACTCATGGAGTAGACTACGTACCACTATGAAAGAAGCAGACCCTAATGGTTGTATGATATTACAACCTTTTGTCCCTGCTTCATCTAGTATGGTTTTAGCACCAAATGTCTATGCTTGGATTGGTCGTGACCATGATGGTATTACTGCTGGTAAAGATGGTGTAACCTTGTGTTACTTAGTTAATCCAAACGATAAGACTTGTGCTGAACATTTTCAGGAAATAGGTCATCAGCCAAACACATACGAATTAGAATATGTATATGAAAAAGACATGAACTACTTAACTGAAAAATTTGCACACGGTTCAACTAAATTTACACAATTAAGAGGTAGTGAAGCACATACAGTTCGTGGTCCACCTTTCGTATACAATAGATTAATTGATGGTGTAACAGTTGAAACTCTTTCTATGGAAATGGGTGCAGTACCTAATGGTGTTGGTAAGATAGAAGTCAAGCACGTATGGAAGACAGAAGGTTTGGAAGAACTAGCGTGGTTAGAGGCCAACATTACTAAGGACAAGATGCCTGAAGACTTCGTTATATCTCACCCTAATGGTTCATTAGGTAGTCACGTCTATGCACATTGTAGGGCACATGACATACCTTACATTGTGGCTGATGTATCTGTTGGTGATGTGTGGGTAGAAGGTAGCCCTACACATGTTGCTAAAGAAGAAGGACTTCCAATTGACCCTAACCCATACAATCCATATCTATCTGATGATATTACTGCTTTTGCTAATGGCTTAGAACGAAGTAGAACACAGTGGCGTAGACAACAAGGTTGGTTTGCACATTATTTCCACCAATGGTTGTCAGGTCATAACATGAATCCTAAACATAACTCGATGTTAGCAGGTGCTTTCTCAGGTTGGTTAGTTAAGGCCGCTGTTGGTTTATGTCTTGGTGAGTTAAGACATGGTTTCGGTATGAAGAAAGATATGTCGATTGAGTTTGCCCCAGTGCTTGTATCGGCAATAGGTACTAAAAAACTGATTGAACTAAATCATGAAAGTACACCTAGTAAGCAACGTAAACATTACTATCTTGCTATGGAAAGTTTTGATTTAACTTATGAAGAAATGGAACTAGCGTTAAATTGGTGTGGTCAACAATTCAAAACAGGTTGGTCGGGTGCATTTGGTGGTAAAGCATGGGCTGATTGTGCATTCGGTGCTGCTGAATTGGCTAAATCTATTCGCAAGTTCTTGGCGTGTCAAGATGAAGTTCATATCAAAAATGTAGTTAAACATACCAATATGGCTGAGAACTTTGCACACAACAATGGTAGTTTATACAATAAGTTCCTTGAGGGTTCAGCATTTGATTATGCTACCTTAAACGATGCAGATGACACAACAGGTTACTTTGGACATGAAGATAAAGCACTTTGTAGAATGTTCAAAACTTACGAGGTGACACGTACATTTATTGAGCAAACATTTGTGGCGACCAAACCTGAAAATGATTGGTTGGCCTTGTTTAGTTATACAGCAAAGCATAGAAAGCCATCACATTACAGGGAAGTTTGGATAACATCTAAACATATGCAACCTTCTATACGTAGTGCTGCTCTTTCGTTGGGAAGTAAGTGGTTACATCACAACACTAAGTATACTTTGAACGATGATATGTTCATACCTTGTGGTAATGAAGATTGTGAAACATGTATGGATAAAAATATAATCAATGTGTCTCTTGAAATAGGGAATGAGTTTACTAGCATGTTACTTACAGAAGACGCACCTTCGGCATTCTTTGCATTGAAGCATGACAAGTCTAGTCCACAAGCATACGGTGTTGCTCAACTAATAAAACAGAAACAGTACAATGATATTGAGCCACAAATATTTGTTGATGCTTGGAATGGTCTCACTAAATCAGACCCGATGTATAAAACATTATCAGCCATGCTTAAGAAATATCTTAAGAAAATGATTACCACTAATGTTGACTGGTCTAATCAAGTGACAAGAATATTGTCAGGAGGTGTTTTAGAATGAGTAAAGTAAATTGTCACACAGGTAATCCTTTAGTGTTTGAAACAAGTGATGGTATTAGAATATACGCTGGTGGTAATACACGTAATGGTGGTTGGATGCAAATGAAGCCACGGCCTGATTTAGCCATTGGTCCACAAGGTGTTATCAGGACAGCACGTAAGTTTGATGTTATACCAGACGGATTTACTTGTGTTAATCATGTACAAGCAATTGATACACCACACATTATTGAATTAGAGTGGCCTGACTTCAGCATACCTAGTAATGTAGGTAGAGAGTTTTGGGTATCACTTGTTGCTGATATAAAGACCAAGGGTATCAAATCTATCTCTTGTCAATGTATGGGTGGTCATGGTCGTACTGGTGTTCAGTTGGCTATCTTAGCCCACCTTATGATTGAGAAGAAGAATCAAACATGGAAAGATGCAGGTGAGTTGATACAGTGGGTACGAGACAGTTATTGTAGCCATGCAGTAGAAGCCCAGTCACAACAAGAATATATAGCCACAGTATGTCAAATACCACACGGTGAAGATAAGGTACAAACATTGTCTAGTTCAGCATCCGTATTTGATTGGAGTTCACCATCAAAAGCATTTGACCCTGATGAACTTGAGTTTGAGTTAGAAAGGAATAGTAAGAAGAAAAGTAAGAAGAAGCAGGTAGGTAAGAATTATTTTACTAGCAAGAAAAGTAAGCATAAGACAATACCTAACACTCATATCAAAGGTTATGTCTTATACTGGTGTGATGTTTGCGGTCAGTACGAGTTCAGAACTGATAAGAAATCAAATGCTAAGTTGCCTTGTACTATATGTGGTAGCACAGATATGGTGTATGGGTTAGGTGAAATGACTTTGGATGATGAGAACTATGAAGATTACTGTGAAGTGAAGTGTGAAGAAACTGGTGAGATGTTCCATCCATTAGAAACGTACAATGAAATTAGTAAACTACATCTGATAAAATTAAACAAGTACGGTAGTAATTCTAAAAACTTACGAATAAAAAATGGTGGAAAAAGATGGGAAGATAGACAGTACAAGTGTGACATATCCGGTAGAGTTAGACCACTTGTATTCTTACACTTTGAAGAACATCTTGTATGTTCAAAAGAGGTTGTGATACCTAGTGATAAAAAATTAATGACTTTTGATGAATTTGTCGAACGTGACAAAGATGTAGGTTTAGATAAGGGGAGTTTGGATGATTGGATTTAAAAAACAGTATATAAAAGAACAGATTAAAATAATAAAAAGAGGTAATAAAAATGATGAATGAACAAGAAGAAGAAAGAATGCAAGTGAAATGTAACTATGATATAGGTAGACTACACATACAAGGTGTTAGTGCTACTGTTAAACATGGTCGGAAGTATGGTATCGCTTTGAAGATGCGTACTGCTGACGATGTTTCTTTGTGGTTAAGAGAACAACCAGCGATACTTAAGTCGGCTGCTTCAGGTGAATTGATGTATATACCATTTGATGTACTCAAGTATGCAGATGGTTCATATCAGATGTTCATTAAAGGTAGTGAAGCGAATCATCCTGAAGGTGCTATGCTTGACTTACAACCTTTAGACCAAGAGATACAAAGAATGATTCGGTTTGCTGAAGAAGCGAACTTAGTAATTAATATCATAGGCGGAAGATATACACCAGCGGGAAGTGAAGAGGAATGATTGACACAGACAAATACGAAGGACATAACGAAGCACCGTGGCGAACTGCCGAAGGACAGCCATACGATGATGAAGGCTCTCACCTTGACATTGTAGATGCAAACGGGGTGTTGGTGACTGAGACATCTTACTTCACTGACAACGACCATCCCAATGCACAACTCATAGCAGACGCACCACTTCTCCTAGCAGAAGTCAAGCAGTTGCAGCCAATGGCTGATGAATTGATTGCGATATGGGAGATACTTGAGGAAGATTATCCCCATGTTGATAGGGTCATTGTAAAGGAATTGATTGAAAGAAAAATAGGAGACTATTGTGAGGTGAAAGAATGAAGTATGATATTCTGATGATTGACCCACCGTGGAAGAAACGTAAGGGCGGGTTAAGAAAAACTAGACCGAACCAAACTAGAAAGTTAGATTATGTGACTATGGAAATAGAGGATATTTTTGCGTTGCTAGATAAAGAGATATTTCCCAAAGCAAATGAAACTAATACTGTTTTTATGTGGTGTATTGATAAATATATTACAGTAGTTGACGACTATATGTTTGAGAGAGGTTATAAGAAACACTGCATATTTATTTGGAATAAATTAAATGGTGTAGCACCTGCATTTACAGTTAGATATTCTCATGAATATTTAATTTGGTATTACAAACCAAAAATGATTAAGATAGCAGAAAATATGAGAGGAAAATTACTAACAGTGTTTGAAGAAAAATCAAGACAACATAGCAGAAAACCAAACTATGCCTATGAAATGATAGATAAATTATATCCTAATTCTAAGAAGATAGATGTTTTCAGTAGGGAAAATAGAACTGGTTGGGAAATTTGGGGTAACGAAACAGATAAGTTTAAGGAGATGAACTAATGAAAACAGCAGTAAAAGTAAGATATTTTAGTAAGTTTAAAGCAAGACATAAACATTACCTAGCAGGTAAATATAGAGTAAAGAAAGGAGATGAAAAAGAATGATAATGAAATGGATAAATAAAAAGATAGATGAAAGAATAATGAAAAAGATGAGTGAACCAATTGATAAACTTGAAGATGTGGTCTATGAAATAGCACATGAGATAGATATTGACTATGATAAATTAGCAGAAGCACTGTCTATTGACCCTGCTGATATTGCTGGTGGAATGAATGAGAGTGAGATTGCTGACCACATGGAAGTCGATTACTACACCTTAGCAGACAAGATAGATGTACAAGATGTTGCTTCTCATGTCAATAGTAGCGACATTGCGTATGAATTAGATATTGATTACGATAAGTTAGCGAAGTTGATAGACGTAGACGCACAATTTGGTTCAGCAGAAGTAGCAGCAGAAATAGATATGTCAGAGTTAGCGGCTCAAGTGTACGGTAATTTCGTATCTATTGAAGATGTTTCATCAATAATAAGCGACATCAAAAGTATTGTATTAGCAGTACGTAAGGAGGAAGAATAAATGCCAACAAGAACAATAAAACAACTAAGAAATTTACTTAACTCATTGGAGAAAAGATTTATAGAAGACCTTCAATATGTTGTGTGGTTAGAAGAAACACATAGACACCTCTATCCCGATAACGACATCTATACTGTTTATGAAAAAGCAACAGGTATCTTTGCGGAGGAAGAGTAATGTTATTAAAATGTTCAAACTGTGATACTTATTTTCAATGGATTTTACAATATGGAGAATGTGTAGGATGTGGTTTTACAGTTGAAGTTTGTGAGGAGGAAGAGTAAATGAATATATTTGTATTAGACGAAAACCCAATTAGGGCAGCACAGGCGATGGATTGTGTGAGAGTGCCGAAAATGATTGTTGAGACAGCACAGATGATGGCATCAGCCCTACGTAGGCATGGTGTCACAGATGAGCGTATGCCATTGACCAAGAGTGGCACACCATACAAGGGTGCGTACAAATATCACCCATGCACTGTGTGGGCTGGTGACTCATGGAAGAACTTCGACTGGTTGACATCACATGGGATAGCACTGTGTGTTGAGTACAGACACAGGTTCGGCAAAGAACATGCTTGTGAGGATGCTATCTGTTACATGAATGCCATGCACGTTGATGGGTTCAGCCATCTCAATAGAGACAGACTGACACCATTCGCTCAGGCTATGCCTGATGAGTACAAAGATGATGATGCAGTCAAAGCCTATCGTGCCTATTATCACAGCAAGATACACAGTAAAGGTGGTGTGCATTACAGACACACAAGCCCGCCTGACTGGTGGACGGGGGTGACAGCATGACATACAAGTTTGAATGCAAACACTGTGGCTCTACTGATTTGGAGTTCAAGATGTGGGTGAATCAAGATATGGAGATTACAGATGACTGTGAGGAACATCCCTTCTGTAATGTATGTGAAGAAGAAACGAGGGTGACAGTATGAACGAGATAAGATTGTCAAAAGAAATGAAGTTCATGTTATTACAACTAACGGCCAACGATGGTACACCTAAGAGAATGGCAAACATAGTACACGATGAGTTTTTAACTTCCGTTGATATGGGTGGCAAGGTTAACCCTAAATTTCTGAAAGATACCATACGACTTTTGAAACATTGTGATTACTATTGGGGTGGAGGTTATGTTGAAGAGTTCATTGCGGAATTGAAAAAGTTATTACCAAATATGCAAGGTAAGTTGAGAGCATGTTTGGAGGTGGAAGTATGATATTATTAAAACAAATACAAAAAACATTGGATGAACTTAATGAGAAGATAGGTAAGCAATTGTTGATACCCCCCATTGTAGCAGACCATGTTGAGGCTAGGCGAAGACTGTTCACCAAAGTAGTATCAAAAGTAGAAGATACTGGTATTGCACATACTGGATGGTTAGAAATCCATTCAGCCTTATCTATTGAAGATGGTATGACTCGGTTGTTGTTGTGTGAAGAACTAGCAGAAGCGTGGGATGTACCGTTATCTTTTATGACTGCTTTTGATTTCTCAATGTATACAGAACCTGCTAGAATGTATATCGTCAACAGAGGGGTTATACCTTTGTTAAGAATTAATAAATCTACACCCCACTTGTTACGTATAGCATACGATGGTGCATTACTAGGGTTATGGGACATGGAAGATGTGTTAACGTTACCACCTGCGTATGAAAGTTTACCTGCGAGCGTTATGGAAAACTTAGATTTTGGTGAACACAATACAGGCTATGGAGCGTGGTTCGCATGAGGCGAAGACAAACACATCAGTGGAAACATAAGGTAACGGGCGAAAAGAAACTATGGATTCCCCTAGAAGATATAAATGAATACGATGCAGTAGAAATTGTACACGAAGATGATAGTCGTTCGAGGGATAGCATATGAGTATGTTTGCAACATGTACTAAATGTGGTACACAATTTAGAAAGTTTTCCATGAAGGCAGTGGGTGGTCTTTGTTTCAAATGTAAAAAGGGAGTTGGAGGAGACAGTAGGAAAAAGAATAATGTCTATCTTAAACCACCTAAAGTATTAAAGGACAATGAAGAATTAGATATGGAATTTATGCGTGAAGAATTTGAAAAGTTAAAACACGTAGTTCATTCTATTGTTCCTGATGATGCTATAACGCAAACCATCAAAATTGTTTCAGATAATTTGAAAAAAGACATTGAAAAACATATTAAGAAAGGTGTTAAGAAAGAACGTGAGAAATATATGAGAAGTTTATCAATATTGAATACACGTCAATTGAGATTAGAAAATCATGTATCTGAAATGTTTGATGGTATCTTAGATGAATTAGTTCTACATAAGGGTGGCAAAGTGAAGTTTAAACATGATAAATATAAAGAAATTATAGAAAGGAGGAAAAATGAATGAAGAAAATATGTGCTAGGGCTGAAGAAGCGATAATGAAATATGCGAATGAACACACACCATGTACGGTGTTAGAAATTTTTGAAGGTGCGACATTGAAGAATGGTAAGTTGTTAAGACTTAGCAATCATTCAATTAATAAATTTAAAATTAGTCACATATTAAGAAGAAGTAGTGAGTTTAGAGTAGATGATACAATAAAATTACATAGTTCAAGATATGGTATTAACAGAAAGGCTAATGTCGATGTGTGGGTGAAAGTGAAATGAAAGAGAAAGGTAAAAACCATATGAGTGTAGATGATATAATGGTAGATGCAGGTCATGCGAAGTATAGTTCAGATGAAACTATTGACATTGTGTACAGCACATTCAAGGGCAACTTTAGAGGTGAGATGGAATTAATTGAAGTCTATATGATGACTGAAGATAATTCTAAATGTCCTAGTTGTGGTGAGGAAAATACAAAAAGTGCTTCAATGATTACTAATTTAGGTAAAATATTTGCATGTAAAAGTTGTAAGTTGTTTACTTTAGATAGATTAGAAGAAGAACAGTATTTAAAAGAACAGAATAAAAAATTAATTAAGATGGAGGAAGAATGAAATGACTGAAATTTGGAGAGATGTATCATTTGAAGGTAAGTGGAAGAATGGTAAAGGACATGTTGTCCTAAGCCAAATTGAATACTACAACAGGCAATGGATAGACTTGAGAATCATGAATGTCCAAAGACCCGTTGGTGAATCCCAACATACAAGACATGGTGTAAGGCTTACACTAGAACAAGCGGAGATGCTTCTTCCGCAACTACAAGAAGCGATAATAAAAGGAAAAGAAGAGAGTGAGAAAAATGAAAGAAGAAATAATGAATGATGACGGTAGTACGGAAGAGATAGACATAATGTTCATGCTAGTAAGTAGAACCAAAGAAGAGTTGGCAGCAGACCCCAATGATTTTTGTGACGATGGTATAGTTGTTGAAAGAGAAAAAACCTATGTGTACACAGACATGGATGCAGCAGTACATGCTTTGATTGAAGTACTGAATGCAGAAGCAAATCATTACTCTAAGATGCCGGAGTATTTTCAGCACCCTGATAAGGATGAGTGTAATTCTGTGTTCGAGTCGGAGGCTCAGTATCAAGACGTAGAACGATTGGAAGCGGCATTGTTCAGGCAATACCTGCTTGGTCCTAGATTTGGTGAGCCTGACATCAAGGCGTTGTGGGAAAAGCATAAAGAGAACGATGATTGGAACGAAGAAGGCTATGTTGCATACCGTGAGTTCTTGACTATACTGAAGAATTATGATGCCAGTATTACACCTGAAGAACTACAAGAGAATGCGAGAGGTTTGTTGAACAAGATGATATCCGACACTGACTGGACAGTCACGCTGGATAGAGGGGACAAGGTTCGCACAGTGAGAGAGCCATACGGACAGTACTTCTACAAGAACACGGTTCAATTGAAGGTAGCGAGAAGTATTACTAAGACGATGCTCGATTGGGATATGAATACGAGCATGATAAAGAGTTGGAGATACAGTGAGACTGAGGAAGGCAAGGCTGAGATTGAGGCAGAGAAGGAAAGGCATAGTGACATGATGACATACATGGGAGAGAGTGGGCTGACATCATACACAGTGGATGACGATGGTACTTACTCCATGTGGAGAGGTGAATAAAGGAGGAAAAAATATGAAAGAAGAAATAATGAAACAAGAATGGAATGATGGAATAGCGAAGGTGTTGAAAACCATTGCTGGACCGATTGCGAAGCAAGAGAAAGAACGACATAATGCAGATGAGGATTACTATGCTGACCCTCAATTGTATATACAGGATTTGGTGACGGGTGCATCTTTAATGATACAGCCTGATGTACTTAAAACGACAGGAAAAACAAATGGTCGTGGTTATAGAAGTTGCAGTGCAGTTACACAACGAATGACTTCTAAGTTACCTACTAAGAAAATAGTAGGTAGATTGGTTAGTATGATGGTACGAAACTTTGTACCTAAAGATGCTAGTCCTGAAGTATACAGCACAATGGTTGCTAAATTTATTGATGATACTGCTGCGGAAATTGCTAACGAAAGTAAATGGTCGACTGATGATACAAAGTATGCAGATGCAGTGAACAAAGCAATTAGTGATTTGTTAGAACATACTGTATCTACTAGGGCTGGTGATACATTGCTGAATGTCAAAGCAGTGCCGATGAATGCTATGATTGAGTTAACATCACCAATGAAAGAGGTGATAAAATGATGACAGACCATCCTGAATTTGCAGAATTTATTTCTGAAGGAGGAACATTGGGAGATACACTAACAAATCTCATAACAGAAATTCAGAAGTTGCGTGAAGAAGTCAAGCGGCTTAGAGGCGATGAAGGCGGGTGGATTGAATGATAAATTATGTAGAACCTAATGGGGAGATAATTTGCTCCTTCAAAGACTTAGATGATTTAATAGAAAACTTCCTTGATAATCAAGGTGGTCATTTTGTGCTGGAGAGTGAAGAATAATGTTTGGTAATCTTAAGGCTTGTGCGATGTGTGATAACGAACCAAAATACATAGTAGAAAATTTAGCAGTAGGAACAAGAGTATTTTGTTCTGAAAAATGCTACGCTCTTTACATGGGATTTACTGTTAGAGGTAATGGGTATTATGGATTGGAGTTGATTGAGTGATTGACATAGACAAATACGAAGATGCGAAGAAGATGGTTGAAGATGCTGGACTCATTGATGACAATGACGGTTGGCTTGATGTCCATTACAGGAAGATAGCACACCTGCTCGCAGAAGTCGAGCGGTTGCAGAAGGAACTACGCATTGAACAACAGATTGTTCAAGCCTTCTATGAATACAGAGATGACTGCTGCTTTGACCATTGTGAGACATGGATGTTAGAAAAAGGACATCGTGTTATGGTGGATGGATTGAGCGAATGGGCTGCCGACACAGACTTTTTCACAGAAAGAGATTGGAAGGACTATGCTGACTCACTATACGAGGCATTGGTTAGAGCAATAGAGTGGGGTCACAAGCGATGCTCCACTCAAGAGTTGATGGATAAGTTTGACAACTATGTTTGGGGTGAGGAAGAATGAGGAATAATCTACTATGCAGATGGTGTAAGGCTGACGTTCATTGGGGTCATGATAGAAAAAGAAAGTGTCCTAAATGTAAGGAGGTTAACCGATGAATGAAGAAATTGCAGTTGGTATGTTTCTGAGAGAAGTTAGATTTCATACTTGGATGGAAAAGAGAGTTGATAGTAAATTAGGTTTCAGAATAAGACAAAGAATAACAGTACCGGAGGATATACTGTTTGTACTAAATGAGTCAAACTTTATGGACATGAAATGGAAGAAGAGTTTTAACAGAAATATAGATTTAAAAAAGATATGTTACTACTTACAAAATTACATAGATGAAAGAGTTTTAGAAAATGGTTTGAAAGATACCAAAAATTTTGTTCCATTTGTTAGAGTTCTTGTTAATCCATTCGACATGAAGAAAGCAAAAACAACAAACCCAAACGATGCTTTAATTGCTTGGGAAGATGCAACATATGGTTTTTTACCACAGGTGATTAAGCGTGAATGAAAGAAAAGCATATCATTTAGGTTTATTAATAGATTTAACACCTAATCAAGTTCATGAAGCACTAGATATGTTCTATAAAGTTTCAAGAGATAAAAATTGGGATACCATAAGAAACAATCAATGTCTCTTAATAGATTGTATATACATTATAGGGAAAAAATACAAAGTTGGTATTACTTTAGACACGATGATTGACCTTACTAAAGAATTATATGGAGTCTCTACCCAACCCAAACCACACGTTTGGAGGGAAAGATATGGTTATTGATAATAAATTATTAGACTTAGCGACAAGATTAAAACAATACAAAGGGACTTTTGATACATCTTTTATTGAAACCTATGTACAGGCTAAATGGGTGTACTACGTATTGTTTCCTGAAGTACCATATAAAGCAACAGTTATGCTTTCAGATATAGCAGATGAGATGAATGTTTTTGAACCAGTCTTAGAAGAAGTATTGAAATCATTTGGTAATGACTCTATGCCTTTATGGAAGAAACTAAGTTTAGCATTAACTTCAGAAAGTGAATTAAGAAATCATGAATCATATTATGATGCTTGGACTGATGTTACTGCTAGAAGTATTTTAGAGAGAAAAGCAAATGGGATAAAACCTAAATTCATCAGGTTAGCGAGAAATTTAACTAAATTAGAAAATGAATTAACATGGGCTTGTTTTCTCGGCTATCCACCTATTACAAAAAATAAATTTCTAACTTTTCTGATAAAACAAAGATTAGAAATAGAGTATGTAGAAGCATCTGATTTGTTAAGTAATTTATTGAGTGATAATAAAAGTCATTTTCAAATATTAACGATGGCTATGACTGATAAAAACTTCTATACATATTCAAAGAAGAAATGGTTTGAAATGGATATAGAATTGAAAAGAAGAACATATGAAAGATGGACAGGTGACGATATAACCGATATGAAAATTGATTATCAAATACTCCCAAAAGACGGTATAACAAAAATGAAATGTTTAAATTATGAAGAAAAAATATGGGTAGAAATTGATAGTGAGATGAAAATTCTCGATGTAATATATTTCAAACACCCTGAACTAACACTAAAGTCTAGGTTAAAAAAGTTGAGTGAAGAACAAGACCACTTAGTAATTAATAAGTTAAGAAAACTGAAAGATGTAAAAACAATTTCAGATTTGTTAAAGTATGACCCTGAACACAAAGAAGGAGTCATTAGAATCCCTCACAACAAGAAATACAATCCAAATCATTACGGTGGTTATATTCTAGTTAAAAGTTCTCATCTTTATGATGTAAGGTTGAATAGAGTTAGAAAAGAAAATGGTAATATAATAATAGAAGTTGAAGCCTTAGACGGTGTTGATTTCTTTACAATAGGAGAAATTACAACCGATAGACTGACTGACAAGACTGTGATTTGGGATGCAATTAAGAGACAAATGATTATAGAAAATCAAGATGATTGCATCATACCTGATGAAATTTGCATCGTTCTTTCTGTTTCAGTGCTTAGTTTCACTAAAGACGTTTTACCTCAGATGATAGATGGTTATTTTATGAGCATTCAATATGACAAAGGGATACAAGACGTAGTTCAAATGGTAGATATAATGGTCTAAAAAAATCAACAGTATATAAAAGAACACATCGTAAGTAAATTATGAGTTGGGTGGAAACTACAAGACCGATACGAATTACAGATTTAGTCGGTCAATCCACACTAACTAACGATATGCAAACTTGGAAAAATAACAGAAGATGGCCTACTGCTTTACTATTTGTTGGACCTTCAGGTACGGGAAAAACCAGTGCTGCTAGAATTATCGGTAGAAATGTCTTAGATGATTTCTTCGATGACATGAATTACATAGAGACAAATGGTTCTGATGATAGAGGAATTGATTTCGTAAGAGTTGATTTAAAAAATGCTTTACGAACTAAACCTGTTGGTGCTAAAAGAAAAGTAATTCTCATAGATGAAGCCGATGGATTAACAAAAGCAGCACAAGACAGTATGAGACAATTGATAGAATCTTACAGTAGAAATGCTTTGGTGATTTTAACTGCTAACGATGAATCTAAAATTACACCTGCTATCAAAAGTAGGTGTAGTGTCTATCAATTCAAACCTATTTCAAATGAAGAGGGTGCTGCGAGACTTTGGGATATTTTAGCAGCAATGCAAATTCCTACAACTACAACTTGGGGTCAAGATTTACCTTTGTTAGTGGAAACTATGCATGGGGATTTGAGAGCATCTATTAATTTATTAGAGACATTACCACCAAAACCCGATGCACTAAAATCAAGATTATTGAGACTACAAAAATTACAAGATGAAAACATAATGGAATATGTTGAGAACAATGAATGGGATAAAATTCGTAACAACCTTCATAGAGGATTGGATGACGGAGTTCCCCTACGAAACCTGTTACAAGGTCTCTACAACCAAATAAGAAAGAAATTCAGATATGACATAATGAAAGCGTATGGCGATGTTTTACTTCACGTCTATGCATGGCCCGCTGGAGATTATGCATTCTGTGATTATTTGGTAGCAAAGATGAAGGAAGGAAAAAAAGATGAGTAGTATAAGAGCGATAGATTTTGAAGAACTAGGAATAACATTGCGTTCCGCAATAATGGAGAATAGATTAGAAATCATGAATTTACATGATACTGTTAAAAAAATCTTGAAGGAGATGAAAAAAAATGAATGAAGAAAACCCGTTTAAAAAAATGAAAGAAGAAAATATGACGAAAGAGTTACCTCAAGGGGTAATGGAGAGATTGGAGAAACACTCTGAAAGAACTGGGGAAACATTACCCGTTGTCAAGGAAGGTTTCTTTGATTATATCAAGACCAATTATAGTTGTGATAACTGGCAGGAAGAAGATGAAGATTTAGTTCTTGATTGGGCTGAACAATTTGCTACTATGCTAAGAAGCAGCACAGTGAGTGGTGGTGTTGGAACACAAACATACGTTGGTCATTTCTTAGGTGTTGCTAATAAAGCAGGAGACCGTAGAAAAGGACTGGCTAATTGGATGGTCAGACAATACAAAGAAGACCCTAATGCGTTTGTGTCAGATGGAAAAGGTGGAGTCTATGAAAAACAAGATGGTCATTGGGTCATCAATACTGCTGGTGGAATTATTGAAACATCTGAAATGATAACAGAAACACCAAGTATGGGTATTCCTGCTGGTAACAATCAATACATTTGTTTCGTATCAAAGAAAGGTTATCCATACCCTCATGTTCAATTCGGCAGGTATGCATATTTCCTCGGTAACGAGCAAAAAGAATTTGTTGACAATGGCGACATAAAAATGTGGCGTGTAGACATCACAGGAGATGATATGGAACGCTCTCTAAACATAGGACAACCATGCGTTATCAAAGCAAAGCCACCTTCTGATAATGCGAGAGCAGGTTTTGAAGATGTTTTGGATACAAATACTGGCTTTGTTGATAGTATAAACTATACTAATGAATTTGTACCAGTGGAAATGAGACCTTTACTTGAGCCATTCAAATTTTGGACTACTGATGACTTTACAGACATGTTCACTAGAATAGAAGAATTAGGTGATGCTTACGAAAGTGGATTAAGAACATTCCAAACAGCAGATGGACAAGGTAAAGTTGGTCCACTGGTAATCACAAAGGGAACAGTAAACAGACTGAGCACAGAAGGAAGAGAAACCGAATACGATGAATCCGGTATATCATACAGTTTGAGTCTTACATCATCAGAACTACAAAGTACATACGGCGGTGGAGATGGTGCTGAAGTATTATGTAACGTTTCTAGTGCATGTTATGATTTAACTCACCCATTCTCTTTTGTAGATAGTGAAGGTGAAAGATTTGAGTATGCTGAAAAATCCACTGTGTTAATATTCGGTAGAATAGGTATGCAACAAAGAAATGATAGTAAAATTCCAAAGTTAACCGTTATGGGTATCTACACAAACCAACGAAGGGCTAGACCTAGAGTTAGTGGTGGAGATACAGACTTAGGACAATTTGATTGAGGTGAAATAAATGACTGAAAATAATGATAAACAAGAAATAAATGTAGAACAAGAGAATATAATGTTGAAAGCGGAACTTGATAGGGTGCGTAACCTTGCTGGTAATAGACTTCTAATCATGAGAAGATTAGAGCAATTTGCCAACGATGTAAACACACTCATGAATGCTCTTAGAGCAGACTTTGCTGAGGTTCAAGCACCCGTTGATGAATCTGAGCAAGGTGAATCAAATGAGTAATTGGACAGACCCTAGAGTTGTTGATTGGGCGAAAGAACATTTTGCACATTCCCCTTTGGGCGGTGTTTGGAGTCCTGACGGAACAGGATTAATTTTCTTGAAAACAGATACTAAAGAGTGGACATTACAGAAAGCAATACAGCACCCTGCTTGTATTGAAACATTGCATGGAATACGAACTGTTATGTTTGATTTAGGATATTCTCTTAATGAAAAGAATACGGAATGGAAAGAGCCGCCAGCAACTTTAGAAGAAGCACAACGTATGGAAGTTGAAGAAAAGAAACAGATTGCTAAAAGTTGGGCTGATAAAGATGGTACAAAACTAATTGACATGAATCCCTACAATACATTCCCTGAATTTATAAAAATGGAAGATGTTTTACTAGAAGGTGGAGATACACAAGAGATAGAGATATGGGCTTACAGGTTATTGAACCCAAACACTGGTGAACATGTAGAGATTGACCCTGACGATTATCATTTACTTACTGATGACAAAGCGTTCATGAGATACATGAATAGGGAAGGCGATATAATTCAAGCACTTACACGTAGGGAAATGATGGAAATGGCTGATGCAGGTGAACAAGGTTTGCTAATAGGTAGTGTTGACCCCGTTACTAAGGAGAAGATTCCTCTTTGGTTATACGGCACTTATTGTAAAGTCATAGACCCAAATGAGGAGGAAGAGTAATGGCTGGCTTTGGACAGACTAAGAAGGCACAAGAAGCCTTAGCAGAAACCTTAGCAGACGCAGAACTACCTGCCCATGAAAGAGCAGACCCTTTTGCTGCTTTACAGGCTGAACTAGATGCAGAACAACCTACGTTGAACACACATACCTTTGCTGGTATAATCGGTCACGAAAACACTTGTAAAACTGCTATCGTGACTGCTGCTTACAACAAGTATTGGGAAGATAATGAAGAACCTAAACAACTATGGTTACTAGATTTTGACGGTGGTGGGTTCGCTAACAAAAGTGCATTCTATCCTGAAAATACTGGTATCAAATCTTTTGAGCCTTATGTATATATGACAGGAAATAGAACTGCTATTGACTATGATGCTACACACAATCGAGTAATGCAAATAATGCAATTCGCTATAAAAAATAGTGGTAATATATGGGGTTTACTTATCACTGGTGTAGACCAATGGGATGCAGTATGTGTTAATAATATGAGGATAAACGACTTAGGATTGGCGAGCGATGCGATTAGTGCATCGGACGTAAGAGGTGCTGGAGATGGACAAAGAGTAGGCAGCCAGTGGGATTGGAGCATAAGAAAAACTAGATTCCAACAGTTAGTATCTTTGTGTAGAGCATTAGTAAAGAGAGGAACTAAAGTGTTTATGGAAACACATTTGTCTCTAACTAATTATGCACTTGGTGCAAATGAGGCAAATGCTTCATGGAAGCCCGCTTGGGAAAAGAGTACCAACAATTTCTTATTCCAAATCATTAAAATGGAAAGAGAAGATACGCTCGATGAAGAAGGCAATGTCCTGATACAAAGGTTCACTGCTTCTTTTGAAAAGAGTAAAACGGATGCAGGTTTACAAGGACAGAAGAGGACAGTCTTAGTAACAGAAGTAGGTAAAGCACCTATCTTCTACGGACTACCTGAATTAAACGATGGCACATTGTAGGTGTTAGTTTGATTATAGACTATTACTATCCAAATGGATTTGATGAGATATCATTTCCTCATTTGTATGAGCGTACAAGAGATGCCAATGGTAACTTGTACGTGAACATGATAAGTCCTGACGATGACAAGTATGTGAAACCACATTGTTGGATACCTGTTGATACTAATCCTCGAAGACTAGGTAGAGTGATGTCTAGGTATCAAGGTGTATATGTAGATGAAGAACAAAGAGCCGAAGGGTTAGATGGTAAACAATTGAAGAAAATGATTGTACCTAACCCTCGTGCTTTTTGGGATATCAAGAAAGAGATTGATACATATGAAGCAGATATGCCATATGAAGACCAATATTTATTGCAGACCTATCCTGAAAAGATACCTGAGTTTGTACCACGAATTTGGTATTACGATTTGGAGTGGGATGTAAACGATGGCTTCCTAACAGTTATGGCTATTGATGATAGTCATGCTGAACACCCTGTGGTTTTCGCATGGAGAGAGAATCAAGAACATACTGTCGATTGGATTGATAGAGAAGGCGGTTACATGTTATATCTTTATGATAATGAAACTGACATGTGCAATGCATTTTTAGACCATTTAGAAGAATGTGACCCCGATATACTCACTGCTCATGCTGGTCACTGGGCTGACATCCCCAAAATGATGGAAAGACTACCTGACCCTCGAAGATTGTCACCAATAGGTGAAATTGTAAAGCCTCACGCTAAGTATGGCTACAAGGAAACACAACAACCAATCAAAGGTAGGTTGTGCTTTGATAGTGCTGCTAAAGGTATGACTGGTTCAGGATTTGAAACTCTATGGATTAAGTCAGGTAGAGGGCAATTACCGAGTAGAAAATTAGATACTATAGCCAAAGCACTAGGTTTAGGTGGAAAGATTGATGAAGATGAGGATGGCAACAAGTTAGATGTTCGCACATGGTGGTACACTCACTTTGATTTATTTGTAGATTATTGTTTGAGAGATACTACACTATTACGTCAATGTGATGAGAAACTAAATGCTATACCTTTCTTAGTTGCAATGCAACAATTCTGTGGAGTAAGATTTCAATCTGTTCATAGAGTTACTAATTATGTTCGAGGATTGTTCGGTAGGTATTCTGATTTGAAAGCACCATCTATGTACAATAGACAAAGAGATTCTTTAACTGCTGCACATGTATTAGAAACTAAAGCAGGTAGACATCAGAATGTCGCACTTGTTGATTTCGCATCTCTATATCCAATACTGATAGTATGTCTAAATTTATGTCCTACAACTAAGAGAAGTAAGTTTGATACTGAAGGTAACATCAGACAGTTACCTGACGGTAGTAGATGGGAACAAGATGAAAAAGGCATATTACCCAGTATAGTAGAGGATATGTTGTTATTACGTAAAGAATATAAAAAGTTAGCCAAAGAAGCCACTAATGAAGATGATAAATTCAAAAATGATATGATGCAATTAGCGGTTAAAGTTACCACCAACGCAATCTATGGCTATATTAGCCAAGCAGCGATAGGTGGTATGTGGACTGACCCTGACGTTGGGGCGGCTATTACAAGTATGGGTAGAGAGAGTATTACACTACTAATGACAGAAGCAGAAAGACAAGGCTATACTGTACTAGCAGGTCATACAGATTCGTGCTATATACAAGCACCATTTGAAGAAGTTCCACCATTGGTAGAACATCTCAATAAGACTATTAGAACTGAATTAGAACTGCCATTAATGGATGTGGAGTTTGAAGCATTCTTTGACTATTGGACTACTGCTAGTAGCAAGAATAGAAACTTTGGTATCATAACTTGGCCGGAGTCTAAGAAAGGTGATTTGAAAGTTACAGGCTATGGTCTGAAAGCGGCCAACTCATCTCCTTTAACAAGAGACATTCAACGTACTATGTTCCGAATGATAAGCGAAGGTGCAGAAGAAAATGATGTAAGTAAAGAAATTAGACCGATATCTTTAGCCTTGAGGAAAGGTGAAAAAAGTATTGAGGATTTAGCACCCTATGGTAGATTAGGTAAAGCATCTTATGATAGAGTACCACCGAATGGTGCTAAAGGTGCTTTGTATTACAATGAACACATGGCTACTAATGACCCGTTTAGGGTAGGCGATTCAGGTCAATGGGTGTATGTTAACGGTGTACCTGAAGGTTTCCCTACGACTAATGTAGTGTCATTCCGTGATGCAGATGAAATCAAAGATTTTTCATTAGATTATGATTTAATGGTAGAGAAATTTATTCGTAAGAAACTAGAACCTATTTACAAAGTATTAGATTGGGATTTAGGTTTTGCTTGTGGTGACAAAAAACCAAAGGAGTATTGGTAATATGGTTGAATTAACACTACCACCAAAACAGTGGCTTAGATACTTAACAATGTTAGGTGGAAATGTAACAGATGTAATATTACATGTTAATGAAAACGATATATCATTCAAGATTGCTTACATGACACATTACCTCTCTTTTAAAGAGACATTACCAGTAACTCCGACATCAACAGGGCAATTAGTTGTATCAGATTTATCTAAGACAAGTGCTTTCTTGAAGAAATGTAAAAACGATGTTACAATAAAACAAGGAAGAGGTAACAGGCTATCATTGCAATGTGGTAGCATGAAAATGACATTACCATGTTTTGATAATATTAGTTCTCAAAGAGTGCCGACTTTTGATAGATTAGTAAAAGCATCAAGAGAAAATCAATGGCAGAACTTTGGTCGTGGGGCATTAGATGTTCATGGCACAGTAAATTTCGATGAGATAGTAAAAATATCATCATTGGGTAAATTAATATCCAGTGATTCAAATTTTCAAATTAAAGCAAATGCAGATGAGAATGAGTTTGTTCTGAATGCTTTCAAAAGAAACGGTGCATCTATATTTGCATCGGCAACTCTTGAAAATGCAGAAGGTCCAAACCACACAGCAGTGTCTAATTTCGGTGCTTGGTTATTGCCTTGTATCTGTATGATAGATACGAATACACCAGCACAGATACACTTTGGTGATTCTACTGTGCTGATAATAGAACAAACAACAGAGACAACAGAAAAGACAGTTGTTATAATAGACCATGAGGAATAAATATGAGTGAGATTGAAGATATAGTAATAAAGAAAATAGAAGCAAGAGCAAAGTTAGGTGAAAGTAAATATAACACTACAATGGAAAGAACTGATTTATCTCGTAAAGAATGGTTAATTCATGCCCAAGAGGAAGCGATGGATTTGTGCATATACTTGCAAAAGTTAATCATGGAGGAAAAGTAATGTTGTTGTATAGTCTATCGGTGTTGGGTGGTTTCGCCTTAGCAAAATGGGCAGTGCCTAGAGTACCTTCTCTAAAAACAGAAAAGTATCATCTACATCATTGGATATGGGCTTCAGCAGCACTTATCAGTTTCATGTTTATCACAGTACCAACATTCGTGATAGGTACATTTACAGGCGTTGCTTTACAAGGTTTGACTTACAAAAATTGGGGGTTTTTACAATGAGTTTGGAAAATCATATGGTTGTAGGTTTTGATTCATTCGATGTAGATGCCAGTGATTTAGAAGAATGTGAATTATGTCAAGGTTATACAGGTAATGAATTAAAAATAGAAGAATGGGAATTAAATAAATGTACGTGTGAGGAGGAAGAATAGATGCAGTGTAGTTGTTGTTCAAGTCTGTATAATACTACCATTGCAATGCAAACTGTCGGTAGTCAAGGTATGATTTGTCATAATTGTATAGAAGAAGCAGTAGAGATGTATATGAAAATTAAAAATGGGGATATTAGAATAACTCCTAGTAAAATGGATATGGGGTATTAATATGAAGTTTAATCCAAACGGTGAATCTTTTACGAAAAGTTCTGATTACGCTAATGTGGAAATGATAAAATCGTATGAAGAAAGCAGTTATGCTTGGAAACCTAACGATGATGGTATCCTTAGAATAACTAAGTCAAGTCTTGGTGATTTTAACTGGTGTCCATATCAATATTATCTTACTAAAATATTAGGTCATAGGGGACAAGAAACTGAACATATGATAAAAGGAACAAACGTGCATGATGTTTGTGAATACTTTTGGAAAAATGTAGATAGTGTCTTACCTGAAGTATTGAAATTAATAGAAGAAGAAAAACATCTTCTTGGTTATGAAAAACTAAAAACAGTGATACCAAAACCACCATCACCTTACATGTATGGTGAAGATACAATTATTGATACTTGGTTGAGATGGCAATGGGATAGATTACTGGTAACTAAAGGTAAAGATTGGAAGCCTGTTGGTAATGAAGTAGAGGGTCATGCTAGAATTGAAGTTGAAGTCAATGGTAAAAAATATCCAGTACATCTGAAAGGTTTCATTGATAGAATCTTTTCAGATAGTGAAGGCGGCTTCGTGCTTATGGAATTAAAAACTGGTAAATGGAATCCAAAGAAAGCAACAAGTATGCGTACAGAAATGCAGTTTTATAAAATGTTATTAGAAGAAGGTCACATGGAAGAGTTTCTACCTGTTACACATTGGGCGTGGGAATTTCCTGATGGCGATGTAAGAAACGGTACAAAGAAAGAATGGGAGATAGAAGAAATAGGTACAAGGAAGACAAAGTATGCACCTAGAACAGTTAATAATAGAATAAAAAAACTTGTTGAAGCACATGTTAAAAATGAATTTCCACCAATACACAAGGACACATGTAAGTCGTATTGTAGGCACGAGAATTTATGTTCTTGGTGTGACTTTATGGATTTGTGTCCATCTTGGAACGGGGGTATAAAACTATGAATGAAATGAAAATAAAAAATGATTTAATGATGATAATGATGAGCGATATGGAAAAAGATGAATATTTTACAAAAAATGAAAAACCTGTAATAAATATATCTTTTACACAAAAGGGTAGCAATAGAAGACCTTTGATAAGAGTTTTTAACGGTAAACAAATTACATTAGATGCTTTTACTGAAGACGATGTCAATGGCGGGTTTCAAGCATTAGATGTTGTGATTAATCCAGCAGTGTTTGATTTACATGGACACAGTGAAGGTATAGATTATTGCTCAAAGAATGCTTTATTAAAATACAAAAAAATGCAAAAGTGATTAGATGGGTTTCATAGAGTTTGATTATCCTAGAGAAGTATTAGACATTGATTCTAATGGTGATAAAGGATTTAGAAGATTAGTAAATAATTCTAAACAGTTGTCAAACTATTGGAAAGGTAAAAACGGAAGCGGTAATGTATATATGACAGCCTATGGTTATAGAGCGACACAAGCACCACGTCATCACAGAGTAGATTATAATACACCAATCATAAGGCATTTTGTCTTAGATTTCGATTGTAAAGATTTCAGAAATAAAGGGCGTGAAGTTGAATTTGCATTTGTACAAGAACAAGTCAAAAGATTACATCAGCATTTTTTATTAAATGATTATGAACACTATATTTGGATGTCAGGGGGTGGATTTCATATTTGGATTCCACTGAATAAAACTTTGACACCAAGCACTGGATTAGAAGTCAGTAGAATAAAAAATGCAGGTAAAAAGTATTTAGTTAAATTACATAAAGAATTAGATTTACCTTCTAACGACCCTACAGTTGCATTTGATACCGCTGGTATGATTAGAATACCCAATTCATATAACACAAAAAGAGGTTGTTGGAGTATACCATTGAAACATGATGAAATAATGAATTTATCTCACGATGATTTGATAGAATTAGCACAAGAACCTAGAAGTGGTGCAATCAAACACGGTGATATTAAATTTGAATTGATGATACCTGAGAAACAAAAAGTGACTTTCACGAAAACTAAAAGAAATATAGATTTACCCGATGTATCTCTTGATAAAATTCTAGTACTACCTTGTATTGCTCAAGCAGCATTAGGTGAAGGTAATCCAACTCATAGGGCACGATTTCATTTAGCAAATTATTTAGCGGCTAGGTTAAGATATTGGTTTCCTCCTGAGTACGCAACAGAACAAGATAAACACGAACATTCTAATAAAATTGTAAATATATGTGAGGCACAAGGTTGGGTTGATTTCGATAGAAATATTACAACAACTCAAGTTAAAAGTATAGTTTTTGGTAACTATAATTATTCTAATTGTAAAACTTTAATGATGGAAGGTTTGTGTACAGGTATCTGTAATTATTACGATGGTACTGCGGAGGACATTATATGATACACTATTGTGAAGATTGTCATGTTGAACTTAATAGTTATAACACTAAAGGTTTATGGAGAGCAAGGAAACCTAAAACGTTGAGATGTGGTTCATGTTATTTAGAGTGGAAAAGAGAAATAAGGAGGGTACAAAATGAGACATAAACCGGACTTATTTGTTGATAGTAACGAGAGAGGCGGTTTGTGTGAGTCCGTTATTAGGAGAGCACAGAAAGAAGGATTAACAGTAGTTCGTAAGACATTGATAGTAGGAGATTATCTATTAGGTGAGGCTTGCATAGAGGCTAAATCGATATCGGATTTATTTATGTCTAGTCATAGTGGGCACTTATGGAGACAACTAGAAAACTTAGATGCCAATTACAGTAGGTTCTTTCTTTTGATACACGGCTCAATAGCAAAACATGTTGCTATGTCTAAAAGTAATGGTTACAAAGTGACGTATAGTAAAGTGCAAAACGAATTACTAGGCACTATTGCGAGAATCATGAGCGACTTTGAATGTCAAGTTTTCTTTACAGAAAATCAATCAGAAGCGGCTATGTTTATTGTAAAATTACATGATAAATTACATAAACCTGCATCTAGCCACGGTGCGAGAGCAATAAGAAGAGTTAGTACAAATGATGTAAGGTTAGACATGTTAATGGCTATACCCGGTATTGGGAGAGAAACAGGAGAAAAGATGTTAGAACAATGCGGAAGTATTGAAGAAATGTGTTTTGAAGAATCATTAAAACATATAAAAGGTTTAGGACCAGCACTAAGGCAGAAAATAATGAATGTTCTAACAAGCGAAGAACCAGTTCATATTGAAAGAACAAAAAGACGGTAGTATATAAAACAACATTATGTATCTAATTATTCTATTTTTCTTTCTATACATAATAATTATAAGGTTGCTATTTGTGAGGTCAAATTATGAGAGCAGCGAAAAACTATCAAGCGGTTAAAAAATTTCCAATATTTGCAGGTTACATTGACCATTTTAACCAAACATCAATTGATAATGATATACCCGGCATGTTATCTTTCTTTTTTATTCAAGGTCAAGTGTCTGTACCTTACATCAGAATACCATGGGGTTCAAGTCATTTAGACCCTAGAGTTCATACTTTTTGGATACAATCTAGTAGAACTGGTAAATCAATAGCATGGGAGTTTATTGGTGATGTGTTGGGCGACATTGGTGTACCTTCTGACTTATTTACTACTGGAACTGATGCTGGTCTCATAGGTGGTTTTGATGTTATACAACATGAAGACGGTACTAAAGAAGATGTATTGAAAGAAGGTATGCTTGGGGGTAGAAAGGCATTGAATTTTGATGAAGGTTCTATCATACTTAACCCTAACAAACACAGCCAAGAGACCGTATTGTATCTTCAGTCAGCCTGTAACCCTGTTGGTAGTAATAACAATAAATTGGTAAAGCATACTAAAGTAGGTCGTATAGAAACTGAATCGTTAGTGTCTTTATGGATAACAACATATCCACCTAGTGGGGTTAAAGAATATGTATTAACGAAAGGAATATTTCAAAGAGTGTTATTATATTGGTCTCATTGGAATTTAGATAGAAGAAAAGCAGTAAGCCACACAAGAAGTGAATCAGCATTTAAAATACAACCTAAAATGAAAATTAGTTATGATGATATAACAAGTTATTTCAAAAGTTTAGAAGTGAAACTAAGAAATAGAGTATTGGAAGAAACACAAACAACATTTGTAGAATGGAATGATATGGATAGAGATAGCCAAGAAGATTTAGTTCAGTCATGTATGAGTAATATGTTTTCAGCAGAAGATAATACTTTTTACCCTGCATTATACGATGCGATTGAAGATTACTACGATTTGCTCACAGGTTTAAATCCAGCAATTACAGAAGTAGTTGCTTCTTTCGTACCTGCTATGGAGAATAATACAGTAATCTTTGCTACACACATGGCTATGTTGGATGATTCTTGGATAGTTACAGGCGACCATGTTGACATGGCTAAAGATATATTATATGATTTATTTAAAGCATTGATATTGTGGTTAGAAGACGAAGTTGAAATAGGACCAAAGGTAGCACAAAAAGCACAACAAAGAGGAAAGTGGGTCATTGCATCTCAACAAGTAGAGAAAATAGAATTAGGCAACAAGGGTGAAGGTTGGCAAATGAAGAGTAAAGTAATCAAAGTTTATGAAACTCAAAATGATTGTTCAAGAGGTAGTGCTTACAACAATTTTGATAAATGGGGCGAATCTTTGTTTGATGTAGCGAAGGATGGGCGTACAGTGTTCATTAGGCTCAAAGAAGGGATTGACAAATGAATAAAGTGATGGCATTAGATATAGAAACAGCAAATTTTTCTTGGGAAATTGGTGGGTGGAATAATAAAAATATGTTTGATACATCGGTAGTTGCAACATGGGATGGTAGTAATGCACATATATTTTGTAAAGAAGATATTACTGTAGAAGGAGCGATTATACACCCCTTACACCCACAAATTTTAGGAGACCATATTACAAAACATATACAAGAAGGAGGACAGATTTTAGGACATAACATCATGGGATTTGATTTTCCTGTACTCAAAGAGTCATTAGATTGTTGGGCTATAGGTGACGTTATGAGTAAATCAGAAAACATCATTGATACTAAAAATTTAGTTGCTAAAGCAGCAATTGGTAATAAAGTAGAAACTACTTTACAGTCACTTTCAAGATGTACTTTAGAAATGCAAAAAAGTATGTCTAGTATTGATGCACCCACTGCTTGGAGAAATGGTAAATATAATGAAGTAGCAGAATACTGTCTCAAAGATAGTAAATTAACATTCGATTTGTATATGTATGGTAAGGACAATGGTATTATAAAATCTAGGTCTTTAGATACAGGTGCGATAATCGAAATACCCGTAGAATGGTGATATAATGAAAGATGAGAGAATGAACCCCTTACAAAATAATATAAGAGCAGCAAGAACGATTGTAGATACTGTCAAAAGTACACTTGGTCCAATGGGTCGAGATAAAATGATGGTTGATGCTGGCGGTGATACAATAATCACTAATGATGGTGCAACAATACTAAGAGAATTAGATGTTAGTCATCCCGGTGCAAAAATGATGGTTGATATTGCTAAAACACAAGAAGCATTGTGTTACGATGGTACAACATCTACTGTAATACTGGCAGGTCAATTATTAGCAGATTCAGAAAATCTTTTCACAAAAGGATTACATCCTAACTTAGTATGTAAAGGATATAATCAAGCGGCTACTATGGCTATTGATTTCTTAGATAACAAACTATCTTATGAAGCAAATGAACAAGAAATATTACAAATAGCAAAAACTTCAGTTACTGGAAAAACATTAGAAGCAGCAATAGACCAAGTGTCTAAACTATGTGTTGAAGCAGTCAATGTCGCAGGAAGTGCAGACAAAGTAAAAGTTGTTGGATTGGCTGGCGGTGCATTATCTGATTCTTATTTCTTCAATGGTGTTGTAGTCAACAAAGATTTTGTTTATGAAGTACAGGAAGAAAATCTTTCTAATGTTATATTACTTAACACTGGTTTAGAACCTGTAAAGAGAGAAGAAAATGTTACAGTGCAAGTAGATATGAAAGGTTACAACGCATTTAAGAAAAGCGACACAGATGATTTACTCACACAAGCAAAAAGAATTGGTAATATGTTGCCAAATGGTGGAGTAGTATTCATCAGGGATGGAGTTACCGATGACGTTGCTGCTTACTTAGCAAAACAGAATATAGCAATTGTTAGAAGAGTGCCTGAATCATCAATGAAAGCATTAGGATTAGCATTAGGTTCTCGTATAGCACAGACTCCTGATGATATAGAAAATGTAATTTCAGGTTTAATTAATAGAAAAACATTCAATGAAATAAATTATTTATTCGTTAGTGGGAAAGTTGAATCTAATCAATCAACATTAATTTTGAGAGGTGCAACAAGTTCAACTCTTGATGAAGTCGCTCGTGGTTTTGATGACGCATTAGGTGTAGTGTCTTTAGTATTAAATGGAGGAAAAATCGTTACAGGTGGAGGGTCTACATATGCGGCTTTGGCTAATCATTTGAGAATGAAGTCTAATACCGTTGAGGGTAGAGCACAGATGGCTATTAACGCATTTGCAGATTCTTTAGAAATATTACCAGCAACTATAGCGGAAAACGCAGGACACGACCCATTAGATGTAATTCTTGACATGAGACACGCTATATCAGATGGCGACTATCATATGGGTGTTGATGTAGAAGAAGGTGGTATTGCAAATATGTTGGAAGATGGTGTTGTTGAACCATGTGATTTGGTTAGACAAGCAATTCTTAGTGCAACCGAGGTAACAACTGCAATATTAAAAATTGACGACATCATTGCAAAAAGAGGCATGGATTGATGAAAAAACTTTCTGAGCGATTAAAAGTATCTTGTAGAAAATGTAACCACAAACATATACCCATCAGGATTTCTGGAAGATTTCACGATGAAAAAAGAACAAGAGTTTACATTTGGAAATGTAGAGAATGTGGTCATCTTTGGGAAGACTCTATATTCAAAAAAACTATAAAATAAAACCTCTTAGGGTTATCGGGGGTTTCTACATTTTAAAAACAGTTTGCAACATATTTTCTTTTATTACATCGTTCTATGCATATTATCGTGTATTACCCGCCGTAGAACAGGGGCACTTCTTTCTCCTCTGATACTGTTCCCCCGCCCTTTACTCATGATGCAAGAAAGGGAAATATAGAAGAACCGTTGGTGTAATTTTTACACCATGCCTAAAGGTTGGATAACTAATAAACCTATGAGAGAAGCATTTCTAAATTGGTTTGGCAAAACAGAAGAGGATTTTGAATGAAAGATAGAAAACATCACAACGGGTCATGTAAGTGGATAAAAGAATTTATGGAAGAAGCATTTGGAGAGTGGGATGAATGAAATTGAACATTGACCATACTATGAGATTTTTGGAAAGTGATATTCCAGTAAGTTTAGACTCTTCAGTTTTTACATTGATGTTATTTATAGGTACAATGTCGATGATTTTTGGCAATATAATTTATAGGTGGAATTTGAATCATGACTGACATCAATTGGGATTATTGGGAAGTTATATTGGAAGGTACGATTAATGAACAAAATAGATAAAGCATTTTGGACTTTATCAAATAAGTTCTTTGTGTGGTTAGCACTTAGAAAGAAAAATTAAACCCAAGAAGGTTTTGTTGGAATGTTAGCATAACAATCTTCGGGATTATCGTATGCCGCAGGTAAATCTAAAAGTGCCTGTCTATATGTAATCAGTTCTTGTTTTTGTGTATCTGTTAATGATTCATAAAATAATACACCTTGGTATTTATCTATGCCACGTAATAGTGCATTTCTATCTTCTCTTAGTATATCCCAAGCCGTTTCTTCTGCCGTTATTTCACTCATAATCAATCAAACTCCACATACATCACACCCGAAGTATCTCCCATGTCAACACTGTTGGCATTTGTTCTTTGTATTCTAATTTCATCTAAGGCGTTAAAAGAGAAATTAACAACTACTGCCCCTCTCCATATTGTACTTGAATGAGAAGATTGCGTTAATTCCATTGTAGCATCTCCACTGACTCCTGTATCATCTTGAGTTGCACCTTTCGCTACATCAATTACAAAATGGTCAACTCCGGTAGTTCCACCATTATTATTATTTCTATTTATTTTCCAAGTTTGTACGTTTGAACTTGTTACTGTATGATTTCTAGTGTTTAATGTGAAATATTTTACTCTTCCCGATTTAGGCATAATGAATCCCCAATGGTTTTGACTTGAAGCGGCATCATGTGATACTGCCTTTAAATTAGCAGAATTTGTGTTCATATCACTTCTATTCCAAAAATACGCCACACAAGTGTTAAGGTTAGTCAATGAAGATTTTATACTACCATCAGAAGTAATTCTTAATTTTTCAGTAGGTGTAGCGTTACTAGAAGCACTTGTTCTAGTGCTAAGAACTAAATCTGCTCTATGGTCGGAATCGTCAATTTCTTCTGCACTAATAGTAACACTAGGAGTACTATCAGAACTAAAATGAGATAAACCGATATGTGCTTTACCTTGAGTAGAACCACCTGTTCCACCTACTGTCGTGAATAACGCTACAACTTCATCATTAGCACTACCTTGAACATGTAATTTTCTTGCAGGGTGTGTAGTACCTATTCCAACATAACCTGTGTGGTCAACTGTCATTCTAACAAGCGGAACATTTGTTGTTCCTTGTGCATTATCTGTTACTGCGAAATCTAACGCCATTCCACCATCAGTATCACCATCATAGGTTTCTGTTGCTCTTGGAGCAATAGCCGCTAAAAATTTAGGATTTTCCGTTGTAAATTGGTCATCATGAGATAAAAACTTAACCGCAGTACCGTATTGAGCAGAACTCGCATTCATGCCTCCTGAGATTATATTTATTCCTGCCATAGTTCTACTAAGTGCGGAAACGCCTATTGATGTGTCTTCAAGAGTTAGAATAGGGTCTTCACCATAAACATGAAGCAATGAAGCAGGACTTCCAGTGTTTACACCCATTCGATTGTTAGTTCCATCCACAAAGATGACAGGAGTGCTTGAATCACCGAATATCTGTGTGTCCCACTCATAGTGGCTTTTGTTCAGGCTGATTACACCCGATGTATCTGTATCGGGGTCATCTGCTGTTAATATCGGTCTTCTTGTACCAGCACCACCCGATATCTCCAATTGCCCGAATGTGTTGACTGTGAAATCTATATAAGTATCAGAACCATGAGACTCTTGCATTCTAAATATACAATCCGAGGGAGAAGCACTTGCATCTGTTTCTATTTTCAGTGCCGGAACTCCTGTGTTGTCTGTATGATAGATATGAAGTGGACCATCTGGACTTGTAGTACCTATTCCAACTTTACCACTATCTTTTATTGTCATTCTTGTTGTTCCGGTAGTTGTAGTTGAGTCAGCCGCAGTATTGAAGAAAATGTGAGTTGCCGCATTTCCAACACTTGTTCCACCACCTATGAATAACTTGTTAGTACCATTATCGGTATCACCTGTTATTAGAGAAAATGATTGTTCGTCAGTATCATAATGTGGCATACCTAATCTCATAAATTTTCTAGTATCATCAGTTAAAGTTGGATTACTTAAATCAGCACCCGCAAGTATAGTCCATGCAGCATTATTTTGAAGAACTTGTAATTTTGCTGCCGGACTTGTAACACCTATTCCTACATTACCTGTGTCCGATTTTATTGTTATTCTATTTTCTGCACCATCTTGAGTTGCCAACACTAAATCTTCAGAAGAGTAAGAAGAAATTTGGTAAGCACTACCCGATGTATTTCCACCATCTATAACTAAAGGTTTATTGAAATAGAATTTTGCATTTTCTCCCTGTATATGGTTATAACTACTATTTGCAGCACCTAAACGAAGATAACCGTGTTCAGTATTCACCTCTAATGTACCTGAATGTTCTCCAAGAGAAACATAACCACTTGTAGGACTTATATCAGATACATCATTTTTAATCGTCATACCTGTTGTTATTTTTCCACCTAGAAGAGTGTTTATCTGTGGAGCACCACTTATTTCTTCAAAACGTGGGTCAAAAGCGTGTTGAATCTGTTCAGGACTATCATCACTGTAATACATATAAACTCTATTTTTAACATATGTAGTTTGCGACCACCATTGGAAATTACCGCAAACACCTACCCTATTACCTGTCTCACCATCATATACCGCACCTCTATCTGTATAATCTGTATCTCCCATTCCTTGAACGTAACCTACAACTAAATACCACTTATCTACTTCCGGTAAATCGCCACTCGTAAAATAAGCGTTAGTTTCATTCTGCATTATCTTTGCACCATCAGCATGTGATTGACCTATAGCATACTCTCCGGTTAATGGAATGCCCGTTAGCATATTGTTATCTATATCAGTATAAGATATTCTATCTACGTTATTTATCACTGCATATCTTGTCGTGCTACCATTACCATCAAGTAAACCATGACCGGAATTTAAAAGAATACTTGTTTTACCGTAATTAACACCTCTACCTGTACCTGTGGCTGTAGCATTAGCACTCATGGTTATTTGAGAAGATGAATCTATTGATTGAATAGTAGTGTTGTCGGGTATACCATCAAATGTACCATCTGCCACATCAAACAAAGACATTCCTGTTACTAATAAATTAGTATTTATGCTAATATTTGTAAGAGTGGCACTACCGCTAGAGAAATTAGCAGTAAAAGTACCTGTAGCAGTTATTGCACCATCTAAAGTACCTCTCCTAGTTACGTCTTGTATACCTACGTTAGCCCCACTAGGACCATCCATACCATACATACCCATATAGTAAGAACCTTCTGTAAGATGACTTCTTTTTATCCATACAGACATTCTATAACTTTTATTTACATCAATTTTAGGATATGGTGTGGCAGTTAAGAATCCACCACTTGCACTACTATTACCACTATCTTGAAAACGCCATAGTAATCCTCTAGCATAATAATAATCATCTGAGCCTAACGGGGTTTCACCATAGACTATACTATTTTCATCTGTTCCACCATTAATTGTAAATCCGGCAGGTGGGCTACTCAAATCGGACATTGGCGACCATGAATAACTATTGAAAATATTACCATCAAGATAGCCCGCAGTTTCAGTAAATACTCTACCATAACCTGCTATATGTACTAAATCGCAAGGGTCATTAGTACCTATCCCAATCTTGCCTTCTGAATTAATACGCATTCTCTCAAGAGAGGCAGTATCATCGTCTTGGTCAATAGGCGAAGTAAAGAATACTAAGTCTCCACCTTTATCTCCTGTACTGTGGTCTTCTGCGGCATAAGCAGCAATACCCGCAGATGCCTCTGTCACTTTACTAGGGATATTGCCGTCACTAGAATCAAAACCAATCGCCCCAAGAAGATTAGTGTCGGCAGTACTAGTATCATTTCTTGTTATCAGTATCCCTTGCTTGCCATCAGCCATATCTCCGTGAATATGTAGTAGAGAAGAAGGAGTGTTAGTGCCTATTCCAACCTTACCACTAGGAAAACTAACATGGTTGCTTGATGAATTATTTCTCATTTCCATCAATATCGTGCTATCGTCATGTCCTCTAAATCTAAGATAATCACCGTCTTTTCTAATGTAATGGTCTTCTGAACTGTCTTTTGAAAATTTAATATCAACTCTACTACTATCACTAAGATGTAACTTATGGGTAGGACTTGTAGTACCTATTCCAACATAACCCGATGAGGCAATAACTAATCTAGGAGCATTATTTACTTCATCATATATAGAAAACTTATCTGAATTATTTGCTAATTTACCAAGACTCCATTTATCAGTTCCCCCTTCTGAAAAGAAGACTACGCTATACCCATCATCGGGAGAATCTATTTGTATTCCTGCTCCTGCATCTGTGGATTTGAAAAGAGCCAATTTTTCATCTGCACTTTCAACGTGTAATGTATTGGAAGGACTTGCAGTGCCTATTCCTACTCTATCTGTTCCACCATTAATAACGAACATATTTGCATTATTATTAGATTCGACTTTGAAATCTTGGTCAGCACCTAATTCATTAAATATAACTCCGTAAGAGTTCATTCTAAGATATTCTTTGTTTGAATTTCCTTTTAGTATTTCAAATCTCATTGAACCGTCTTCAGAACTCGCCGTTTCATCTTGAATATATGCTACAATTGAAGCATATTCTGTTTTACTTCCGCCGTCATTTTTCCCTGCAAATAAAACTCTACCGATTGGGTCTTGAACATCAGCCGTAGAACTTTTATATAATTCTAAAGCAGGTGATTTATCGGTACTATTTTCATCACTTTCTATTCTTACGACTGTATCTTGACTATTATAATCTTTAACATGTAAAGAAACATCACTATCCGGTGCAGTATTAATTCCAACAGCACCCGTTGAACCATCAGTTCTTAATAAATTATCAGCGTATTCAGCATCAACCCTAAAATCAAAATTAGCATTATTTGAATTTATATGTACTAGTGTGGCACTAACTATCAAGGCATCGTTAATGAAGGCGGCAGTATTAGAACCACTATCAACAAAAATTGCTTTATCTTTTGTGTCTGATTCTACACGGAAATCCAATGCGGCTTGTCCACCTTCATTGAAAACTGCACCAAATCCTGAATCTAATAATAATGAAGCGTTACTAACATCTGTTGAACCATTTCTAGCGGGCATAAAGAATAGTTGTCCATATTCACTACCTGCTGAAGCATCTCTTATTTTAGCACCCATTCTAGCATAATATTTTTCATTACCACCATCATCTTTACCTTTAAAATCAATAATTCCAACAAAATCATTTACTGCCGGACTTGATGAGTTTCTATATAATATTAAATCGGGAGCAGAAGAACTACCTGCATCTGTTCCTTCTAATCTTAACATATCAGAAGTAGTTGAACTTACAATGTGT